GGGCGTTGGCAGCTTCGCTACCATCGGAGCCCCTTCCTTTAGGGAGATGGGCAATGATCAAAATTTATTGGATGAGTTTACCAACTTCTCTAGTAAGTTTTGAAGTTCAATTCCTTGTAAAGACAAGGATTTTAACGGTGCGGAGTATGTCGACTATCCCTTTGTAACAAAAGCAGGCCCAAATCACCCCCTAGCTTTCGTTGATGCCGCATATAGCCTTTTGGCTTACGCTAAGCACCCCGAAATCTGGAATGAGTTAATGGATCTGATGGAGTTACAAGGGATGGCGAAGATGGCCCAGTTCATATCAAAAATGATGCGGAATCTTTCTTGATATGAACTGAGTATGCAAAGACCTCCGCTTTTGGGCAAACTTGCCACTAAAGTAGAGGCCGCGGGTAAAATCCGCGTCTTCGCGATTGTCGATTATTGGACGCAAAGAGTTTCGCAACCTTGGCATGATCTCTTCTTCAAGATTCTGAAGAGCATACCGGAGGTCGACGGTACTTTTGACCAAGACGGGTTGGTTGAGCGAATGGTAGCTAGAGGCTTTAAAACAGCCTATAGCTATGACCTCAAGTCAGCCACGGATCTAATTCCTTTGGAATTATATCACGCGTTGGCCGGGGATCATTTCGCTAAACCATTCTCGAAATGGCTTAACTTTGTCGTCAACCGGGAGTTTAGGGAACCCCTTACCAAGGCAACCAAATTGGATTTCTCGGACCAAGAGTGGAACGATCATTTAATGCATCGTTACACCCGAGGTCAACCAATGGGTTGTCTTGGGTCTTGGGCTTCCTTAGCGCTCGTGCATCATGCTTTAGTGAGATTCGCCATGTCCCGTTGCGGGGTGGATATTACTCTTCCACTCTATGGAGTCTTAGGTGACGATGTCGTCATCTTCGATCCTCGAGTAGCTGAGGAATATAAAAAGATATGTGAGGGCTTCGGGATTCCAATTGGTCTCCCAAAATCCTTCGTATCTCCTTCCCCCCAAGGGCGCGAGGCTTACCTCAAGAGAGTTATCGGTGCGTGAGTGTCGGACGAAACTGTTTTAGAGGTGGTGGCCAAGATGGCTCCTGCGCTCTTCAATTTCGCCAATCAGACCTTTATGGAGGGGGTTTGCTTATCTGTGATTTCTCTTAAAGAGGAGTTAGCTTGCGCTACCCCCTTTATGAGAATCGAGATGGCAAACCGCCTTTCGATGCGAGGTTGAACGGATGGCACATTTGCAAAGCAGAGCCGACTCTTAATGACAAGGTGAGGTTGAGTCAAGGCCTCACCGTTATTGAGTAAGGGAC